TGTGCACCAGCAGCAACTGCACCAGAGTTATCTAGAGCGCCATCGCCGTTAGTTGTTGCGAATGGATTTTGAACCATTCCGTAACGAGTTTTAAACCCGATTTTTGGTTGGAAGCTGTCTTGTCCAACTGCTCTCACCATTTGTAGTGGAACATATGGGCAATAAAACAGACCTGAATCGTAAGGACTTGTTCCTTTGTATCCAACAACATAGTATTGACTAGCAGAAATATTTGCTGCATATGGATCAACATATACTTTAAATCTTCCGTTTAGAGTACCAGCAAAAGTATTACCAGTATCGTCAACATTTAAGTTTGTGTTCAACGCCGGAGCATAATCTAGTACGCCAGCCATTTGTAAAGCAGAAGCAACATCAGCAGAACAAATAATTATGTTCCCTTTACCTCTTCTTGTTTTTTGACCAATTGCATTAGCATCTCTTTCCAATTGGAAAAGAAGACCTTTGAATTTTTCAACTGACCAACGACCGTTAGAGTCAGTATCTAAGTCAAAAATACCAGCAGTAGTAGTATTTACTTCAGCACCTTTGTTAGCGTGTCCGTAAATAGTTCTTACAACTTCACGATTGATTTCAGCAAGAATTTCACTTGATAAGATGTTAGCAAGTTCTGTTTCTGCGTCTAAGCCATGGATTGCTTTTAAGTCTTGAGCAAGTTCCATAGTGTACTCAGCTTTGAGTGCTCTAGATTTAGCAGTAACAGTTACTTTGTCGATTGAGAAAGCCATTTCAGCAAACTCATCAGTACCATCACCTAGTGTTTCTGCCTGAGCAGTAGAAAATCCAGAACCAGTAGTATAAGCACCAGCACTTGGACTGTCGTTTAGTGTAGCAGGGTTAGTACCAGCCTGTGCGTCTGGAGAACCAGAACCACCAGCAGCGTCTCTACTTGAGAAGTCTGTGTCAGCTTCGTTAAATAGTGCTTCAGCACCTGCTTGCGATCCGAATCTTGACTTCATAGCGAAGATTAGTCCAGTTGGACCAGTCATCGGTTGAACGCCACAGATATCGTAAGCGATTAGATTAGGCATTGCTCTTCTAACTAGTGATATTAATACTGGATCGTATATATCAATATTACCATCACTTGCAGTTGAAGATGAAGCGCCCATTGCGTTAGCAGGAGCAGCTTCTGACATAAATGCTCTATCTTCTCTAACAGATTTTTCTTGGTTTTCAAGAATAACTGTTGTAACAGCTCTCTTATAAGCATCGCCGATTTTTGGCAAATCTGGATGTTCTAAGACTGGCTGCCACTTTTCTTGTAAATTTTCAGTAAGATACATTTTATTATCTCTCCTATTTTATTTTAGTTATTAAAAATTTAGTCACCGTTACTTCGTATCTGAAGCAACGCTTTTATTAATAGCGGCAGTGTATGCAGCCATAGCATCCGATTGACCACTAGTGAAATCACTAGGAACATTCGCCGCCACAGAATCAACAGAATTTTCTGTTATTTCTGATTTTGTCTTAGGAAAATAAGATTCTTTAACAGTTTCTAATTTTTCTCTAAATTTTTCAGCACTATCGTACTCAACATTTTCTGCCATAGAAGCAAATTTCTCTTTTTCAGTTTCAGCTAAATCAGATGAAATATCAGCGATTACATTTGCTCTGTTAAATTCAGAATTCTGTTTTGTTAATTCAACATTTTTTTCAATCTGTTCGTTTAACTTAGATTCTAAATCTTTGGTTTGATTTGTTAAGTCATCAAGTACATTGTATTTTTCTTCAGGAACATCAATATAATGTTCTTTGAATAAAGATTTAAGACCAGTAATAAAATCTTCAGCGATTTCAGTACGAATACCTCTTTCTACTGCTAATTCATTTTCTTTCATCCATTCTTCAACAACATAGTTTAGATATGAGTCAACTTTTTCGACCATAACTTCTTTTACTGTTTCAGTTTCAGCTGAAAGTTTTTCTTCATACTGGGATTCTAAAATCTTAGTTTGTTCCTTAATGCGTGTTTTAACAGCAGTTTCAAAAATTGTCGCAGCCTTATCTTTAAATTCTTCAGATAAGTCAGCGTCAGCTGAAACTAGTGCTTTAACATCAGCAGACAGATCAATTTCTGTTTCGTCTGATTCAGTTTCAGCAGTTTCAACGATTTCTTCATCGCCTTCTACTTCAACTTCTTCTTCTTTAACAGATGATGGTTTTTGATCGTTCGGTAATGAACCATCGTTCTCATCTTTACTGACCTGGTCTTTAACTTTTTTTACCTTTTTCGCAGCGTCTGGATTAGTATCAGTTGGTTTAACAACTGGTGCACCCAAATCTTCAGCGTCATTTTTAAGGTGAGTAGGTTCAGCAGGAGCAGCGTCTTTAGCGACAACATTTTCCTCTAATTCTACTTCTTGTTTAACTTCGGTTTCAGACATTCGGTCTCTCCTTGATATTAAAAATTAATTAATTTTCATTTACTATTATTTATACAAACTACCATTTTCGCCGACGCTTTTTCTAATAAATCTGCGTAGGTTTTATAGTTTTGATATAAAGTCTTTGAATATTCTAGATTTTACTACTGCCAATTCGTGGCGTTTAGTTCTTTCTATTTCTTCTTTGTATTCTTCAACTGACTTACTGATTAATCTTCCATTGTCCCATACCCACTCTTTGCCTTCCATGATACCTTCTACGAAAGCGTCTGGTGCACTAGGGTCTGCAACAATGTCAGCAGCAGTTGCAAGATAAAAGTCCCTACCAACAACATTTTTGTTATTAGTTCTTTGAATAGAACCCATACCTCTTGAAGATACGCCTAATTGAGCACCCTCGTCAATTAAATTCTTAACGATTTTACCATATGGTGTATCCATTATTTTAGCCTCACCTATGAAGTTTTTACCTTCTGGTTTAAGACTCGTAATCATATGAGAAACACGCTCAAGGTTTACTGTTGGTCCGTCTGGATGTCCTAGTTCACCAAATGCTCGTTTCTTATTGATAAATTCTTTTGTGTATCTTGCCACTTCTTTTGCAAGTGTTTCAACTGGATAAACTCGACCATTACGGTTCTTAATATCAGCCTGCATAAACACACCTTTTATTTTATAATCTTTTTTACCGTTGTCTTTTTCTTCGGTCAAGACTTCGATATTTTCGATTGTTTCTGTAATTAGTTTCATCTCTCCACCTTTTCTTTGTTGTAAACTTTATCTACTATGCCTTGTTTAATTTCTTCTCTTTTAATATTGTATTTTTCAGCAAATGCTTCTTTAAATTTTTCTGCAAGATCAGTCTTTCTTTTTGTTCCCACAATTCTTTCAAGTATAGCTTTTGAATGATCTTTTTTCTTTTTCATTATCTAACTTCTAATATTATTGTATAACTATCATTTGCAGCAAAATTTTTCGTACTAAACAAAATATCACCCGCAGGCGATGTACTTGCAGTTAATGTAGCATTATTAGGAATAGAATTACCTGATGTTTGTAAATCCCAATATCCTTGTCCACTTAAAAATAATGCGGTTGCATTTGCACTAGTAGTACCACTACCTGCCCACAAAACTTCTACTCCTGCATTACCAGAAGATGTATTAACATTCCACCAAACTTTCGCAATCTTTTTTGTAGCGTCCTCGGTCATAAATGTCAATGCACTTGCATCCATTTTTGTCACCAGTGTTTCACCACTACCATCACTTAAATTTGTAAACTTCATCACAGTTTTTGTTCCTGTGACATCCACTATCGTTTGACTTGTTACCGTATCAGCCATTAATTATTCCTTCTAAATTCAGTTATCAACAAATAACTTGACACATTCGAGTCAGTTGTTAATTTTATTTGACCATCGTTACCAAATTTTGGTTCGTCTGGTCTTAATCCATACTTACCTCTACCTGTTAGAGATAAGTTGTTTGTTTCACTATCAGCACTAACTGTCAAAGTACCTGTGCCTTCTATTTGATAGAAGCATTCAATCAGACTTACTTTAGACTGATTATTACCACTTGTTAATTTTTCTGCGTCAACCATTATCTGATCAACTTCATCACTTACACCAATTGACTTAACAATAGCTTTCTTAGTTGTATCAACAACCGATGTATTTGTTATAGTCATAATAATTATGCAGTAAATGATTCGTCTTTTCTTAACTCGATAATAACACTACCAGAAGTTCCAAAAGCACTTAACTCTAGGTCTCCTGATGTCGCTGTTGTATTAGTCGCATTATTTGTAATCTTACCAGCAGTACCGTCATAGTGACCTGTACCAGCAAGTTGAATTGCTGTTGTGTCAGATGAAGCGCCTTTAAATTGTATCTGTACATGGCCTGTATTATCATCAGCAGTACCTTGTACTAACTGCCACCATATTCTAGTGATATCCAATTTTGCACCGTTAGCGTGTCCTGCCAAACCACTTGCGTCAAGTATGTTTGAATTAGCAGTAGTATTATCGTCCATGTTTACTAAAACAGTAACCTTACCACCTTGAGCACCGCCACTAGCTTGTAATGCCGTATCTTTGAGTGTTCTTGTTGCAATTGCCATTTTTTATTTCCTTATTTAATTAATTCGTTATCAAAATAATCTTCAATATCAGATTTTTTGACACTATGTTTTTTTACAACGGTATCAATAATACCATCAATTTTATTTAAGATAGGATCAGGCACCTTATCAATCATATCATAAACATCTCTAATTGCCTGTCTTAGTCTCGGAGATAGTTTTCTATACTCCTTGGTTCCCTCAGGACCCATATATTTTCTTTCGTATAGTTTACCTTTAAACTTCTGAAACTGTAGGTTGCTCATCTTCTTCCTCAGAGTCTATTTCTACAGGTTCAGCACTCACAACAGGTTCGTTTACAACTCCTGCATCCTCTAAACCAGCAGCATTTTGTATTGCTTCTGCTTCGTTAGCAGCATTTAACCAATCATTTGCAACATTAACTCTTTTACTATCTAAAGCGTCACCTATCTTATCAGATAAAGCAGTTTTAAATGCGTCTTGAGCAGCAACATTGTCACCACTTGCAAGAGAGTCAACCATTGCTTTTACATTCTCGTTTGGAATGTTATTTTCATTATCAGACATAATTATTCATCTCCTATATTATCTATATTTATATCGGAATCATTAGTAGTATCGTCAAGAGTTTCACCTTGAGGAGGTGCAATAATTCCAGTTTTAATTTCTTTAGCAATTTGATTATCTATTTCAATAATATCTTCATCACTTTGTCTTAACACATACTTTCTCACATATTCTACTGAATAAAATTTACCAATGTATGGACTAACTTCATTCGCAAGACTTAATCTTTCACGCAAAATTTCAGCATTTTTTAATTCTGAAAAATATCCATCTTTTAAATAGTCATATTGTATATGTTCTTTAATCTTACTCCAATCTTCAATCGTGATAATACCTTTTAAAACTAATTGTGTTTTAAGTATATCGTGAAAGACTTGAGTAAATCTTTTTCTAAGTCTTTGTACAAATTTAGTGAACTTTAATTCATCTCTTGTAATTTCTGCACTTCTACCAACATTGAAACCATTTTCTGATTCCATTCTTGATATAGGAACATTCAAAGACTTGTATAATTTTTTCTGAAAATATTGGACATCTGATATCTCGCCAAGATTTTGACCACCAGGTAGTGTCGAAACTTCGGTACCTTTAGTACCATCTCGTCTTGGTAACCAAAAATCTTCGAGCATTGACATATGCTTTCTGTCATCTCTTATCTCACCAGTAGAAGCGTCATATACAAGTTTATTTCTATATCTTGCCATCACATCTCTAAGATATGATTCTGCTTTTACTTTAGGAAGATTTCCAACATCAACATAAAATATTCTTCTTTCAGGCGCTCTTACTATTCTGTAAATAACAACAGCGTCTTCAATCATTCGTAACTGATTAACAGGTTTAATTGCTTTATGCAAATGACCCATAACCATATTCTTAGTAGCGTCAACTACACCAGAAGTTACATAGCAAATTGAATCGGTAGATATTTTAAGTCCAGCATTTGAGTTTGCACTAGACATTCCTTTTTCATTATATACAAACCATTCTGCTGTTTGCTCTACAACTTCAATTCCTTTGCCTTTAGAATCTCTTGCCTTAGTCACCTCACGAACTTTTTTAATTTTTCGTGGATCAATGTATCGTAATTCGGTAAGTCCTTTTCTTGGACTTTTTGGATCTATAACTTTGTGAAAGTAAATACGACCATCAATATACCATCGTTTAAATATATCGTGACCTTTTTCATCAAAGTTCATTAGTCCTAGAACCTCATAAAACTCATCACGAATTTTTGTTTTAATATTATCAGATATATCAAGTTTGTCTAGCGATATTGATACCGCACTATCTCTCTCATCTGAAACTATGACCTCGTTAATAATATCTTCAACTGCCATATCACATTCAGGATGTTGGGCAATCTCTCTATATCGTCTAATTAAATCGAAGTCGTTTTTTGCATTAACTTCCATATCCAAGTATTGGCCGAAGTAACCGCCAGCAGATATAGTAGTGGTCCCGTCATCAGGAGTTGCAACAGTAAACGCTTGTTTCGCTTCTGCTGGTTTCTCCTGATCGGTCGATCTGGTTATTTGGAAACCAAGTAATTGTACCATATTATATTTTTCCTTATAACTTTTATGTTATTATGTAGTAGTATCAGTTTCGAAGTATTGATAAGAAAAGTCAACTGTAAAAGTTTCAACGGTATCATTAGTACCATAGTCTAGAGCGATGTCCGCAAGTGCTGTTGGGAACAATCCTCTAAATGTGTAAGATTTTAAAGTTGAACCATTTCTATCTAAATGGTCTACGAAACAATCAACTTGATAATCAGCAGGATTTGTTAATCCTTCATTATCAGTCATATTATTCATTCCATTCATCCATCTTTCAAATGCTCTGTATAGTTTGAAATCAGTATCATTCAATACAGTAATCTGCCATGGATTAAATGTTCTATCGCCTGTTAAATTAAGTATTCTACCTCTAAAGTTTACAGGAGTTACCCCAACATTAGAACCAGGAATACTTGTAGCATTGCACAAAAACGCTAGGTCTGATGTTTCTCCACCAACCGCAGCATAACCAGGAAAAGGCATAGTTACCTTGAACTGATTGGCTCTTGCACCACCGCCTCTAAGACGAGATTTAAAGTCATTTATATTAGCCATTTTCTATTCTCCTCTCTTATGCGCCTGCTACTTCAGAAAAGGCAACGCCCGTTCTTGTAGCAATAAAGTTAAGTTGAATGAAGTTAATAGAACGAGCAGGTTTGATAAAGATATCAGCCCTAAATTCGTTTCTATCAATCACATCACCTGTGTTATTAGTGTCATCACATACAACAGCAAAATCAGTAATACCTCTTCTACCTTGTACATCTCTGATAAACGGTTCTACTAAGTTTCTAAATTGTGCCCTAGTGAATTCGTCATTGAACTCAAATAGTTGAAATTTAGCAGCAGTAGCAATCGCTTTTTCAAGAACGATAAACAATCTACGAACATTGATACGATCAAATGCAGATGGTTTTGCTTGAGCAGTTTTATCACCAAACAATACAGTACCTTGCCCAGGAAATGATACAACAGGATTTATTCTTGCTTTATATAATTCATCTCTTTGAGTTTGATTTGGATTGAATGCTAATTTAACAGCACCTCTTACTTGACCTCTATTGAATCCGCCTGGTGAAAACCATGCGTCAGCAATACTATCAGTTCTAGCACAAAGTCCAGCAGTATCTCCGTTAAGAGGTACAAATCTGTAAACATCATTGTACTTGTCGTACATATATTTGTAACCACTATCAATAACAGCATAACTTGTTGATGGTAAACCATCAGCAAATCCTACTACATTTTGAGTTTGTGTAATTGCGTTTGAAACACCAACAACATCTGCTCTCGCAGGTGAAATAAATGCAACACAATCTTTTCTTGCAGTTGCGATATCCATAACAGCAGTTGCTTTTGTGTCGCCAGTAGCGTCAGCACTGGTGTTAGATGGACCACACATTAGAAGTGATATATCTACATTGTCTGTATCGTTAAATTTTTCGTATGCAGTAGCAATTTCACCATTAGTAGCAACATAATCATCTGTTCCACCAGTGAGTGAAGTGTTAGATACTACAAAAGCGTCACCAACTGTATTATCAAAAGTTGTACCTACTTTAGTCACACCATCTGATAAAGTTGAGATGTGGTCTATCCAATAGATAAAATTTGATTGTTGATAGATTACTTGTGGATAATAATTACTTGCGCCAGTAGAATTTTTAGCGTCAAAAGCCTGTGAAACTCCTTCAAAAGTTTCTAGTATTTCTCCTGCGTTTCCTGTAATTGTACCATCTTCGTCAACAACGACAATATGCATTTCATCATTTGAACCGCCAGCAGCTAATGTATCATCAGTTGTTGTTGGTGGTCCAGAAAATTGAAAGTAATATTCCCAATGTCTTAGAACTTTTGCGTCATCAGCAATAGCATGTCTTAATCCGCCTGTTTCTGTTTTACCAGTAGCAGAATTAAATCTTGCGATTGTTAATACATGAGTTGATATTGCAGTTACTTTGTAATAGAATCCAGAAGGTGCACCTGAAGCTGAAGGCACACTAGTTGCGTCTCCAAACTCTAGTATATCACCTACTTGAAATAGAGATCCATCATCCATAGTGATTGTTGTATCTCCGATAGCAGCAGCGTTGTCATTTACTAAAGTACCACTTTGTGAGTGTGGTCCAAAAGCAGTTGAGTTAGAACATAGTGAAATTTTTAAACTGTTTCCTAGTGTTCCTGCCTCTCTTGCAGCCCAAGTTCCTATATTAGTTACTTGTCCTGCACCTGATGTTGAATAATAAGTATCCAGATAATCAGTTGTATTCTTAATCAAGACAGCAGTACCAGTTGACACAGCATTTACTAATCCTGTGATTGGTCTTACTACCTTCAGATTGTTTCCGTATCC